ATACATTTGACCTGTGGCATAAGAATATAATCTTATTTTGCCATCCCAAACTCGATTACGAAACTGTGGTGTAAACTTATAACCAGGTACTTCAAACGAGAAGTAATCTGAAAGTTCTCTACGAATAGAGGCATCGGCGTCAATCCGAATATATACGTCATTGATTTTATCAACGATAATGTTTTGCATTTTAGATGATGCCAGAAGTAAACTTCTTCCACTCTATAGCGTTTTTAATTTGAAATGTACGATTAGATATAATACGGATTGTTCTATCCAAATAATCAACAACACTTTGAATATAAGTTACCTTTTGTTCTAACTTAATTAAATCATCATCAGATTTTAAATACTTATCCACATCTTGTTTAAGTAATTTTATATTAAAAGGTTTTTCTTGGTAGACTTGTGGGTCTGCCTTGCCAGTATAGTATTCCCATTTTTCTCTTAACAATCTATCTCTATCTTGCTCTGATTTTTTTAATAGATTGATGTATTGATTATGAAACTTACAATACTTATTGTGTAGTTGTGGTGTTTTTAATGATTCTAAATCTAGTTCAGTATCATTGAGTTTTAGGTCTTTTTCGGCTAATGCCTGCAATTCATCAAAGGTCATAATATCTCCATTATATCAATTTTTAACTATTTAGTCAAGGACTTATGAAGTCGTTTCCACAGTAGTGCTAGATGATACGTTTGCAAATTCATATATTTTATATTGAAATGTAACACTAGCAGTTAAATAATCAACGTCTGCGGCCTGTTGATTATAGTCTAATCCAGAAAGTGATATTGGATATATATCTCTAAATCTTATTTCTATATTTGCATTATTTTTACTTGTCAGTACAAAGAGTGTAGCGTCTGAATATAATCCACCATCATCTTGTACTGCTTTTGAAACTTTACCTAACTCTCTATTAATACCTGTATCTGTAGTTGTTGGATATCTATCAGCACTTGCACCTTGTAAAGTACGAAACTGTGATGTGTCTTTTGGAAAACCAAGACCTGTTATCCAACCATGTATTTCTCTATAGTTTTCTAAATTTTCATCTACTAAAAAAGATATGTTTAAAGTATCATAATCTAGGTTATCACCAGGAATAGGTATATCTTTTAATGGTGTAGGTTGATTGGCAGTACCTAGTGTAATACCAGGTATGTTTGCAGCCGTACAAAAATATTCTACTTTTGGTAGTTTAATAATACCAAACTTAAACTGTGTAGGGCTTGCATAGTCTAATTTTGTAGGTTGTCTATTGTAACTATTTGTAGTAGTCATACTAATATTTATATACTATTTAGGAAGTGTTCCTGACTCGCCAAGTTTCTCTAATGCTTCACCTATTGTACTTATACTTACATTATCTTTTTTACAAGGATTTTCTTCAGTAGATATTTGATATTCTTCGCACAATGGCAATGTTTCATCAACTTGTTCTACTTCACAGGCACTTGCCCATGTAAAGAAAAACAGTATTACAGCTGCTATTACAAATATGTAAAGATATTGAATAAGTATTTTTTTCATAGTGATATTTATGTTAAAATAAGGGCGACTTTTTAGGGTCGCCCTTGTGTTGTTTACATTTTTCTACTGTCTGATACAAAGTCATTAAACTTATTTGCTAAGTTAATAACTTGCTCTGAAGATATTTGTAAATCTTTAGCAGGATAGTCTGGTAACTCTTTACCTGATTGCTCTGCTTTAAATTTATCTTCGTAGTATTTGTTTGATATTTGACAATTGTTAGAATTAATTACTTCATTTGCCAATTTTAAAAGTTCAGCTCTTATTTCGTAGCCTGATTTCTCTGCCATAATATACCTCCTGTGTGTTTGTGTGTTTTATAGCATTATTATTTATGCTAAAAAAAAGGGCGACTTTTTAGGGCCGCCCTTTTTAAAATATATCTCAACGAGATATTACATAATGTTCGTTACTTGAACACGTCTGTAGTATCTGTTAGCGTTGATATTACCAACACCGTCAGCAGTGATTGAATCACCAGATCCAGCACCAGCAAATGGGTTTGCAACAAGACCATATCTTGTCTTAAATCCAATTTTTGGTTGGAAACTGTCTTGTCCAACTGCTCTTACCATTTGTAGTGGTACATATGGGCAGTAGAAAAGTCCAGCATCATACGGTGAAGTTCCTTTGTAACCAACAACGTAGTATTGTTTAGTCGGTGACGCATTTGAAGCTAAATTAGCAGCATATGGGTCAATGTAAACTCTATACTTACCGTTTAATACACCAGCAAAAGTATTACCAGTATCGTCAACGTTTAAGTTGTTGTTTAACGCAGGAGTGTAATCTAACACACCAGCCATTTGTAAAGCAGAGGCAACATCTGAAGAACAGATAATCATGTTACCTTTTCCTCTTCTCGTTCTTTGAGCGATTGTGTTAGCATCTCTCTCTAATTGGAACATTAGTCCTTTGAATCTCTCTACAGACCATCTTCCGTTTGAGTCAGTATCTAAATCGAAGATACCAGCTGTTGTTGTGTTGATTGCAGCATTTGAATTGTCGTTATCAGCAGCACCTACTTCAGCAGTTCTGTAAACTGTTCTTACAACTTCTCTATTGATTTCCGCAAGGATTTCAGCAGATAAGATGTTTGATAATTCAGTTTCAGCATCTAAGCCGTGAATTGCTTTAAGGTCTTGAGCTAACTCCATAGTGTACTCTGCTTTAAGCGCTCTTGATTTAGCAGTCACAGTTGATTTCTCAATTGAGAATGCCATTTCAGCAAACGCATTACCAGAAGCATCACCTAATGCCTCTGCAGCAGCAGTAGTCATACCTGTACCAGTTGTGTAACCAGTTGAAGTACCGATACTGTCGTTAAGTACAGCTGGGTTTTCTCCAGTTTGTGCTGTTGATGAGAATCCATCTACAGATGAACCAGCAGCATTTCTACCACTGAAATCTGTATCAGCTTCGTCAAAAAGAGCTTCAGTACCACCTTGAGTTGAGTATCTGCTTCTCATAGCAAATATCAAACCAGTTGGTCCTGACATAGGTTGTACGCCTGCAATATCGTAAGCGATAAGGTTAGGCATTGCTCTTCTTACTAAGCTAATTAAAATAGGATTCCAATTTTGTATTGAAGCACCAGTTGCGTTTGAAGGCGCAGCTTCTGATAAGAAAGCAGCATCTTCTTTTAACGCTTTTTCTTGGTTCTCCAATATCATTGAAGTAACGGCTCTTTTGTAAGCATCTTTAACCTCTGGAAGGTCTGGATGATCCAAAACGGGCTGCCACTTTTGTTGTATTGATTCAGATAAAAACATTTTTCTATCTCTCCTTATTAGTTAGTTAACTAACCCTTACTTAATGTAAGGATTTTTCTTTGTTTTACTAATTGCAGCAGTATATGCAGCCATTGATTCAGATAAATTCATATCAGAACCAGCATTGTTTTCTGCTACTTCATTAGATTCGTTATCACTCGCCTTTGTTTTAGGGAAGTAAGAATTTTTTAATGTTTCTACACTTTTTCTAAAACTTGCAGCGTCTTTATATTCAATACTTTCTGCTAAACCTTTAAGTTTTTCAGATTCAGTAATTGCTAAGTCAGATGACACATCATTGATAATGTCTTCTCTAGCAAACTCACCGATTTTCTGATTTAACTCAACGTTCTTTTCGATAGTTTTGTTAACTTCTTCTTTTAACTTTTCTATCTCAGCAGCTTGATTCTCAATTACATCAAATTTTTCTTGTGGAACATCAATGTAGTGAGATTCAAATAAAGATTTAAGACCACCGATAAAGTCTTCAGTAATCTCATTTCTTAAGCCTTTTTCTATTGCCAATTCGTTTTCTTTCATCCACTCCTCGACAACATAGTTTAGATAAGCGTCAACTTTTTCAACGATTTCTTCTTTAACTTCAGAAACTTTTTCGTTAACTTTTGTTTCGTATTCGCTTTCTAAATTTTCTATTTCTTCGACAAGTTTTGCTTTAATAGCAGCTTCAAAGATTGTAGCCGCTTTTGCTTTAAACTCCTCTGATAGGTCTTCACCATCAGTTAAAGCAGCAACGTCTTCTTTCATATCCATGTCTTTTACTTTATCTTTAGCAGTTTCTTTTTTCATTTCTTTTTCATCATCTTTTTTCATTTCTGCTTCAGACATTTCTTTTTTCTTATCTTCTTTATCATGGACAGCTTCGTCTTTTTTCTTGTCTTCTTTATCTTCAGCTTCAGACATTTCTTTTTCGTCTTTTTTCTTGTCTTCAGCTTCTTTCATATCTTTTTTCTTCTCGTCTTCTTTTTCCTCAGACTTTTCATCTTCTTTACCATTCTTTTTGTCTAGGTACTTTTTAAGACCAGCTGGCATTTCGCCTTCTTTCACTTCTTTTTTCTCATCATCTTTTTTATCAGCGTGTTCTGCCTCTTTCATATCTTCTTTTTCTTTTTCGTCTTTTTTCTCGTCAGCTTCATAGGCAGCAGCAACTTGTTCTTTTTCTTTGTCTGCTTCTTTTTCTGCTTTTAGAGATTGCATAGCATCAGCTTGACCTGCACTTTTTTGGTGTGGGTCACCAGTAATGTGGTTAACCCCTTGTGCGAAATCTATTTTAGCATCAGTCGGACTTGTAACTGCTTTTGAAATTACTTGTTGTACAGTTGCAGCCAACGACTTTGCTGGTTCAGCTGGAGCGGCGTTTTTAGTTGGCAAATTTGCCACAGTATTATCAGCCATTGTTCTATCTCCTCAATAGTTTTTTAGTTGTTATTATTGCAATAATGACACCTATCCCTTAGGAATGCGTCAATTATTATTTATAAAATTACAGTTTTTTAAGAAAAGATTCAAATACTCGAGCATTCTTTTCTGCTCTTGCCATTCTCTCTTTACTTTCTACTTGTAACTTTAATTCTTTAACCTCTGCTTCTTTCAAAATCCCATTATCCCAAACCCATTCTTTGCCTTCCATAATGCCTTCTACGAAAGCGTCTGGAGCGCTAGGGTCTGCAACTATATCAGCTGCGGTTGCAAGGTAAAAATCGTCTTTGACTACATTAGCACCACCTACATTTGCAAGTGTGCCCATTCCTCTACTTGAAACTCCAAGTCTTGCACCCTCATCAATTAAACTTTTCACTATTTTTCCATATGGGGTATCTAATACTCGCGCTTCACCTATAAAATTATTGCCTTCTGGATATAGAGCTTTAATCATATGCGATACTCTTTCTAGGTTCACGGTTGGTCCGTCTGGATGTCCTAGTTCGCCAAATGCTCTACTTTTGTTGATGAACTCTCTATTATATCGTGCTACTTCTTTTTGAAGTATCTCTTTAGGATAGATTCTTCCATTCCTATTTTTCACGTCAGATTGCATAAAGATACCTTTAATGGAATAGTTTTTCTTTCCATTACCAGCCTCTTCTACAATATATTCTGCTTGTTCTATTTCTTCGGTAATTAACTTCATTTGTATCTATCTCTAATTTCTCTCTAATATTTATACAAATTATTATCTGAAAACCACTAAAATCGTATAATTATCACCGTTTGCAAAATTCTTTGTGGATAGTAAAACATCACCTGTGGGTGTTGTTGCATTGTTAGTTATTTCATTACCATCTGCTCGTAAGTCCCAAAATCCTTGACCATTCAACAAAACTGCGGTAGCATTTGTTGCACCTTCCCATATTATTTCAACAGCAGATTTTGGATTTGCTGTGTTAATAGACCAAAAAATTTTTGATATTTTACGATTACCGTCTTCGGTCATAAAAGTTGTTTCTGAAGCATCAACTTTTTTAACTAAAGTTTCTCCTGTACCATCAGAAAAATTTGTTAATTTAACAGCGTATTTAACACCTGTAGTGTCTGTTAAAACTTGTGATGAAACTGTATCAGCCATTTGTAAAACCTTTTTCTTTTATAAATTCAATTACTAAATTATATCTTGTTAAATTATTATCAGTTGTTATCAACACATCTCCAGTAGGATTTGTTAATGTAACACCTGTATCTCCTTGTTTTATTTTAGGTTCATTTACTCTTAAACCATAAACGCCTTTACCTGTGATAGAGTATGCCTCTTCGTCAGTTTCAGCATCAAAATAAAATATTAAAGTACCTGAACCTTGTATTTCATAATATATTTTTGCAATTGACAAGTTTGGACTTGCCGTTGCACCTGACAATTCAGAAGCATCTAACAAAACGCCTTTAGTTTCATTACCAATGCCTGAAGCTTTGACTATAGTTTTAAAACTATCGTCAACTAACGTTGTTGACGTAATTGCCATATTAACTTCTCGGTGAACCTACAGCAGATGCCTTAGATGTAGCGCAAGTAATTTTATCTTTAGGATGTTTTTCAATAATTACTGTGTCGCCACTTGCGATATAAACTGAACCAATAGCGCCATCGTCACCATCAACTACTGTACAAGTAGTATTTGCTGTTGCGTGTATTCTTACAAATACGGCATTACCAATAGTGTTTGCACTTGGATTATCTACGTTAGCTCCTTTTACTATAAATGTCTGTGCCATTTTTTTACCTTTTTAAAATTGTTAATGTTTCTTTATCAAAATAATTCATTAAATCATCTTTACTTACGCCATACTGTTTTGAAGCAGTATTGACATTTTTTTCAAAATCTTTAATAACGTCAGCAGACTTATCGGCCATTCTAAAGACCATATCTACTGCACGTTTCATTTTAGGCGATAACTTATTGTATTGCCTAGTACGTTTGTAATCGTTTCCTTCAGTAATGTTTTCAGTTTTAAATTTACTGAGCCACTTCATCACTTGCTACCTCTGGTGTTTCAGCTGCAGCATCATTTCCTGAAAATGGATTAGCTTCTGGAACTTCTACTCCACGCTGACCTGTAAACATTGATTTTGCCACATCAACTTTAGCATCATCCAAAGCAGAGCTAACTTTATCAGCAAGAGCATCTCTAATGTCTTCTCCTGCTTGTTTGTTATCTCCCTTTTCAAGTGAATTAACAAATTTATTAATATTTTCTTTTACCATAATCTTCCTTTCATAACTCTCACTTATCTGATCCACCTCTACATCCATCATGTCGTAGTCTGGCTCGTGATAGTTGTATTTATTCTTTTTATCTAATTTGTCAAAAGCTTCATCAGCTTCTACATCTGCTCTTGCCTTTGCTTCTTCTTCATCTGCAGCTTTAATTTTTTTAATGATTACTACATCATCAGGTTGTTCTTCTTCATCTTCAGGATCGTCTGTATCTTGTCCCATACCACTTTCTACATTTTCATAAGGTATTGTAATTCTTACCTCATAGGTTTTCTTTTCTACTTTATCAATAGTTTTAGGATCGTCTTTTACATCTGTTTCAGGACCTTCCTGATCACCTTCTCTTTCTCCTGATAATCTGATATGGTTAAAAAGATCACCAATAAGTTCCTCACCACCAAAAATTAATTTATCATTTTTCTTGGTACCACCTAATGTACCTGTTTTTTTCCATTTATCTTCTATTTTCTTTTTTAATCTTTGACCTTCTTTATCATCTGGTTTAAGTGCTTGGTCAAAAGCCTTCATCATCTTGGCATATACTTTATCACCATCGTATTTTGTTCCTAAACCTAATTTTTTTAAATCTTGTTTAACAGAATCTGGCTGATCGTCCATTGGATAATTAGAGTCAGGATTTGGTAGGTTATTAATAACACCTATAAGTTTTTTCTTTACTTCTGGTTTATAAGGTTCTTTTGCTTTAGAAAGCGCTTTTCCTGGTTTTTTCTCACCTGCTTTTTTAAGTATATATTGACCACTTTGTTTGGTTACACGGCCGAAATATTTACCATCTTTTTCGTATGACCCGCCGCCTTTGTGTTTTAGACCTAGATTTTTAATCTGTTGTCTAACTCTATCGTATGATTGATCGGACATTATTGATTACCTTCTTCTGCACCTTTCTCTTGCTCTGGTTCTTGTTCTGGTTCTGATTCTGGTGTTCCGTTACCAATTATTGATTGTAATTTTTCTTTATTAGCTTTCATTTGAGAGTCAATACGTTCACCATCAGATTCTTCAGCTATCTCATTATCAATTTCTTCAATTTCTTGTTCATTTTGTTTTAATATTTTTGTTCTTATATATTTATTACTAAAGTATTTTCCAACATATCCTTCTAACTGTTGTGCCAGATTTACTCTTTCTCTCATCATTTCGCTATGTTTTAATTCAGCAAAATATCCATCTTGTAAGAAATTGTATGTAATATCTCCCATCATTGAATCCCATTCTTCAGGTGCAATAATGCCTTTTAAAATTAGTTGTGTTTTTAAAAGGTCGTGGAATAACATACAGAATTTCTTTCTTAAACGACCTACAAATTTAGTAAACTTAACTTCATCTCTACTAATTTCTGCAGCCCGACCAAGATTGAAACCTTGACCACCTTCTAATCTACTAATAGGTATATTAAGAGAACGATATAGTTTCTTTTGGAAGTATTCTATATCAGCAATCTCACCTAAGTTTTGACCACCAGGTAATGTAGTGATTTCTGTTCCCCTCCCACCTTCTCTACGAGGTAACCAAAAATCTTCTAACATACTCATATAGTTTCTGTCATCTCTTATTTCACCTGTACTTGCGTCATACACAAGTTTATTTCTATATCTAGCCATAACATCTCTCAAATATTGTTCGGCCTTGATTTTAGGTAAGTTACCTACATCAATATAGAATATTCTTCTTTCAGGTGCACGAGCAATTCTGTAAATAACCACAGCGTCTTCAATCATTCTTAATTGATTAACTGGTTTAATTGCTTTGTGTAAATATGACAAGACCTGATTATGAGTCTGGTCTACTAATCCTGACGGACAATAAGAAATAGCATCTGTTGCTATTCTTAATCCACCTGCGTTAGATGTAGCAGTTGGATGTATTCCTCTTTCGTTGAAAATGTAATACTCTTGGTACTTATTTTCAAATGCAAATGATGATGGCATTCCATCTGTTCGTTGTTTTCGTATTTCTCTTATTTTTTTAATTTTTCTAGGATCAATATATCTTACTTCAGTAATTCCTAGTCTTGGTGAGTCTTTGTCAATAATTTTATGATAGTATAATCTACCATCCACATACCATCTTCTAAAAATGTCATGGCCTTTTATATCAAAGTTTAACAACTTTAATACTTCAGCAAAAGACTCTCTTATTTTTTTCTTAATTGAATCACTATATTCTATTTTACTTAAATCTAATTGTACAGATTGTTGATTTTCGTTTGATACAATTGCTTCAGATACTATATCCTCAATTGCAAGGTCACATTCTGGATGCAACGCAACTTCTCTATATCTTCTTATTAAATCTAATTCGTTACGAGCAGTAACATCAAACCCACCATAAGACGCAAAAAACCCACCAGCGGGGACGGTTTGTGTACCGTCATCCGCTTGAGGTGGAACTATATTTTGTCTTGGATCGGTTGAGGGTTCTTTTAAACGCTCTATCTTAAACCCAAACAGTTCAGCCATAATTTAATTTCTCCTATTACTATTAATACTTATAAGAGTATTAAGTAGTAGTATTTGTTTCAAAGTATTGGTATCTATGAGTAGCAGTAAAAGATTCTACTGCATTATTAGTACCATAATCCAGACCAATGTCATCCAACGTTGTTGGAAACATTCCTCTAAATGTATATGATTTAATCACATTACCATTTCGGTCAAGTTGGTCAACAAATGCGTCAACTTGATAATCAATAGGATTTGTTAATCCTTCGTTATCTGACATATTGTTAATACCATTTAACCATCTTTCGTATGCGTTACGAATTAAGAAGTCAGTATCATTTAGAATTGTAGTTGTCCAAGTTGCAAAGGTTCTATCACCTGCAACGTAGAGTTCTCTTCCTCTAAATGGAATAGCAACTTCTCCTACTGTCATACCTGGTAAAGATGTTGATGTACATAAGTAAGACATTGATTCTGTCTCCCCACCTACAGCAGCATATCCAGGAAAAGGCATTGTTACTCTGAATTGGTTAGCACGAGCGCCGCCGCCTCTTAACTTAGCTTTAAAGTCATTTATATTTGGCATGTTTTCCTCCTACGCTCCTACTACTTCTTCAAATGCAACACCTGTTCTTGTCGCAACGAATTGTAGTTGTATAAAGTTGATTGAACGATTAGGTTTGACAAAAATGTCAGCTCTAAATTCATTTCTATCAATGACATCTCCAGTATTATTAGAAGCGTCACATACTACTAAAAAGTCTGTGATACCTCTTCTACCTTGCACATCTCTTAAAAATGGTTCAACTATGTTTCTAAATTGAGCTCTTGTAAACTCGTCATTAAATTCAAATAGTTGAAATTTAGAAGCAGTTGAGATTGCTTTTTGTAAAGTAATAAACAATCTTCTAACATTGATTCTGTCAAACGCACTAGGGTTAGACAATCCTGTTTTATCTCCAAACAGTACAGTTCCCTGTCCTGGTAAAGTTACAACTGGATTTACTCTAGCTCTATATAACTCATCTCTTTGTGTTTTACTTGGGTTGTAAGCAAGTTTAACTACACCTCTTAAAACTCCTCTGTTGAAACCAGCAGGTGAGTACCAAGAGTCTGCAATTAAATCTGTTCTTGCAGCCAATCCAGCAATATCTCCATTTAATGGAATATATCTAAACACGTCATTGTATTTGTCGTAAGTATATTTGTAACCACTATCAAATACAACATATGAAGATGACCTAACACTATTAAAGAATGATTTAACATTACTTGTTTGAGTGTTAGAGTTAGTTACGTTAACTACATCACTTCTTTCTGGTGAAGCAAATACGATTGCGTCTTTTCTATTTTCAGCAATTGTAATTAAGTTATCAATGTGAGTTGAGTCACCTTTACCAGCGATAATTAAGTTTACATCTACACTATCAGCATCTTCAAAGTTTTCATAAGCAGTTTTTAATTCTGCAATAGAAGCAGCAGAACCATCAGCACCGCCTGATAGACTTGAATTTACTAAAGTACCAGCACCAAAAGATTGATTTAATGCAGGATTACCCCAACCAGTTGTGCTTGTAGAATCATGGTCCATCCAATAGATGTATTGTGATTTGTTATAAACAACGTTTGCGTAGTAGTTATCATCACCTTGTGGAGTTTTAGCGTCAGAAGCTTTTGATACTGAATCATAAACTTCTAATACTTCTCCAGCAGTACCTGTAATACCACCGTCTTCGTCAATAACTACAATGTGTAATTCATCAGCAGAACCACCTCTTGCAGAAACGTATGTTGAAGTTCCTGGTGCAGCGCCTACTAAATCATAATATTGCCATCTTCTTCTAACTTGTGAAGAAGCAGCAACAGCAGTATGTAATCCGCCTGTTCCTGAAGGATGTCTTACAATTGTTAATGTTGTACTTACGATATTTGTTATTCTATATTCGTATCCGCCTGACTCACCAAAGTTTACAATATCACCTACAGATAAACCAGAAGCAGATGATACATCAATTGTTGTATCTCCTACAGCAGCATCTGTTGAAGCGATTGTTGTTTTATTTGTTTCTTCGTAAACTGTTGATGATGGACAAACAGAAATTTTAATGTTGTTACCCCACGCACCTGCTGTTCTTGCAGCCCAGTTACCAACAGTACCAGAACCATCGTTAAAAGGTCCTGTGCTACCATCACCATCTGAATAGTGTGAAGTATTTTTGATTAAAAGTCCACTACCATTAGCAGTAGAATTTAATGCTCCTGTGTTAATTGCTCGTACAACTCTTAAACTTGCTGAGTATTGCAAAAAGCTTGCAGCACTATAAAAGTATTCAAAAGTTGAAGAGTCAGGTTTACCAAACGTTTCAACCAATTCTTTTTCAGAAGCAATAGACACAACTTCGCCCATCGGTCCTTGTGAGAATTGTCCTGCGATAGCACCTATAGTAGTTGCTACTGCTGGAATAACATTTGTTAAGTCTTTCTCTTGTACGAGAACACCTGGTGAAACTTGAAATGCCATATTTGTTGTTCTCCTTATTAGCTAATAAGTATCATTAATCTCATTACTATTTAGTATATTATATTTCTTTACAGGATCTCTCCTTTTCTTACAGTTACAGGAGTCCAACGTTCACCTGCGTCATCCTGAAAACTGTCGTCATCTAAACCATCGTTTAAAAACCCAAAAGGTGCCATATCTTGTTCTATTGCGTTTGCCTGTTCTTCGTACATTCTAGCACGTACATCTTGGTCTGTCATTTCTTTGAAGTATCTTTGATTTGTTATCCATGCAAAAATGACACAACACATAACTAAATCATCATTTGCACCTTCTTCGGCCTGCCATGATGAACCTCGTCTTACAAAGGTTGATAATTCTTGTATTGTATGAAAATCTTGTATTATTATTTTATCACCTTCAAGTAGAGATTTTAAGTTAGAACAACCAATACGTTTTACTTGTTTGGTCATACGAACACCTAACTGTGTTCCTCGTTTAGAAAAACCACCACCAAGTATTTGACCTGCACGGCCTTTCATCATACACATTAAAAGATTTGTATATTCTAATTCAAACTGTAAT